GTGCTGAACTTGTAAATGGATTTTCAACTAATGAATACAAATTCATCAAAATAAGACGACATGAGTCGTATGGCTGAAGCCACTGTTCTCCACACGGGTTTGTGTTTGTGGCTCTGTATTCACTATATACACCATCTGGTGAATATTCGATAGCTTTGTCAACAAATAATAAACCGGGTTCGGCAGACTCCCAAGCAGCTTGAATAATACGATTCCATAAGTCTTTTGCATTTACCCATTTATAATAGTTGTTATCGATATGATATAGTTCTTCTAAAACAACATCTTTCTTATCGATAGGTTCGATGTCACATGGAAATCTTAAACAATACATTTCATTTGATTTAACGGCTTTCATAAAATCATCTCTAACCTTAATAGATATATTTGCACCAGTAACTTTGGTGCGATCTTTTTTGATGTCAATAAATTTATCAATATCAGGATGTCTGATATCGATCGTCAACATGAGCGCTCCCACGCTCTCTAAAATTTCTTATGGAAAACTAAATAAGATCATTGATTTTTCTGAGCAATTCGTCTCGTGTTGAATATCCTATTACAATATCGTTTAAAGAATTCGGGTTTAAACATTTTTCAGATATTGAAAATAAATTGTTTAATATATCAAGATGTTCTTTAGAAAAATGATCGGGTACAATAGAAATCATCACGAATGCACAAGGCTGGTCTTCTACCAAAATTCTTATACCTTTTAATAACTCTTTAATACCATTTTTATATTAATAATGATACACCATTATCACGTATAAAACGGTAACTGTAGTTCGATGTGTTAAATTCTATATGTTCCATTTTTCAATTTGTTCTTTAGTAGTGATGCCAATTACAATGCTATTACCCGAATTAGGATTTTCTAAAGGTTTATTGAAATCAAATAATGTTGCTAATTTCGCAAATGTTTCAGGTTTGAATTGTGCCGGTACTATTGATATCATATAATATGCTCCCGGTAATTTGTCAGTAATAAGTTGTAATAATTTTTTGAACTTACTAAAATCTCCTTTAAGCTCACCAAGTGTTTGATTAATATTATTTATCTCAATAATACCACAGGATACTAAACTGCGAGATGCAGTCAGACCTGTATTAAATTCAAACACATTCAAATCAAAACCCAATTCTTCAATTTCGCAATCATAACAATCGTATTCTAAATAGTTTGCAGTTTCTTTGTTTTCCATTATGTGTTATAGTTTTAGTTTAGACTGTATTATCACCCTTTTTAGAGTTTTCTAGAATAAACAGTATTAGATCTGGCTGGACAAAAATAAGCATAACCTTGGTAAATTACTGAAATATCTTCATCAAAATTAAATCTACAAGACGTTCCTACTTGTCTTTCTTCCTTTAATTCTAATAAACTCAATCTTGTTGTACCATCTTTATTGATTATTCTAGTGCCCCTATATGGTTGAGGGTGCTCCTTGTCAGTCGTTCGCGGCTTGTTGATAATTTGTGAAAGATCATTCATTACTATTAATAAATTATAGAAGCACTCATCATTGCAAGTTATTTCTCCAAGTTTAATAATACCTTCTCCTATTAGACTTGCACTGCCTTTAGTTTTTCCATAAAGTTTGCGAAATAACGCGTTTTCGTTATAATAAATCTCTCTAATTTTATCAACCTGTCCGACGGGATTGACCACTTCTGGCTTTCCCCCGTTAGCTTGATCATTATTGCTAATATCAAACCCCGTACAACACTTTGAATATTCTTTTTCAAGTTCTAATACAAATTCATTGGGAAGTTGTCTACCAGCATCTGATGACCAAAATGTAAGATTCTCTGGCCCAAAATGTTTACGATAATAGAATCTACCATTATATTCAATTTTTACTGTTTCTTGTATTAGTTTCATATTATGTTATTGTACGGATTCAGAGTTTTCGTTGACAGTAAAGTTACCTTTAATAATAGTATAATTTAGCAACTGCCCATAATTATTTAATAAATCATTTTCAAACTCTTCTTTAGTGGGTACTTGCCACATATAATATAATTTCTTATTCTGATTAGACCTTATCTTATTACCAGAATTTTTATATCTTTTTAGTCCATGTATTTTTATAATTAGCATATTTAGTAAAATTAGTGTCAACTTTCCTAACACATTACTGTGTTAAGCCGCAGAGTGTTTACGGCGACCATTCATAGCAACTTCTCTCGTAGTATTTGAGAATCGTTCCATGAATGATACTGCACCTGTTGACGATCGTGCAGTGTTATTTGTTTTGGCAGATTCGGGTCGAAGTTTGCTAATACCTGTACCCACACCACCTCTACGTTTGTAAAGTTGTGCAAGTTCCTGATCTGTTTTCAAGATATGACCATATGAATCGCCGGGTTCATCTACAACATAACAATTACTAAGACTTGCAATAGTATCTGTACCTAAAGTAGACATAATAGATCCTTGTGGAATAATATATTTGAATTTTCTAAAATAGTTCATAATACTTTCTTCAGTTAAGTATGATCTGTTCTGACCGTATGTTGATAATAATGAAATATCTGGAGATATTCGCTCCTCTAATTTAGCATATTTTTTTTCAATTCTAGCAAATTCTTTAGCCATTCGTTGATGCATTTCATCTGGAGACGTTTCTCCAGCGGCTGCATATTTGGACTGCCAAACAGACTTGGCGAGATCATCGCCTTTAAAGTAATCATTTGTTTCTACCATGTAATTGGATTAAAAATGATTCAATTTGTTTATTCAACAATTTTATGTTGGTTATAAAAGTCAACAAATTCTTGGGCATTGTCACCTAAATATTCATATACATCTGCAGGAGTTAATGTACAATATGGATCATTTACATACTCACGAACTTTTTCTCGTAAAAACGTAACAATTGATGTATAAAGGGCTTTTTCTTGAGTTTCATGTAAAGTACCATCAGTAGCTTTAAATGCTGTTACTTTTTCCATGATTTAAGGTTTTTAAATTGATAGTCTTTATTCATGAGAGTGTTAGTTTGTGTTTAAATTTGTATATCTCTTGATGCGCTTTATAACTGTAATAATTGTAATTAATATCGTATTGAGACGCATCTGTTGTTTCGTATTTGTTAAGGATTGTTTGATACCATGCTTTGCCTCGTTTAGGATGGCTATTCATGTATTCAATACGCCCATCATTAAATCTTTTTTTAATGATGAATCCTCTATTGCTGATAAAGTATCGGATTGTTTTTGAAAGATTAAACTCTCGTCCGTTTTTGTCGAGATATATAAATTTAGCAGCACCTTTAATCCTCGCTCCTATGCAAAAATCAAGGATATTCTTATGATTAATAATAGTTTCTTCAACTGGAATATTTTTTGTAAAATAATTGAAACATGCTATTCTAACTATAAGTTCAGATTTGTTTTTATGCAATGGAAGATTTTCAAATTCAAATCTACCTTTACATTTATATTTCCCATTTGTGTATAGTGCAATATAGTTATTGCAGTTAATCTTCAACTTTCGTTGAAGTCTGGACTATATCTTCAATGTAAAATCTCTCAATGATTGTACCATCTTTTTTAATATGAATATTGCAATTTTTACGGCTAAAATTTGTAAGTACATTATGAAGTTTTAGTTTTTTTAAACCTTGGTAATCAACAATAATCACATCTTCAGTTATAAAAGTTATTTTATAATTCCATTTTGTTAAAATAGTTTTCATAATATTTGATTGTTTTTTTCGTCGATCAATATTAGATATTTTTTGCCAAGATTCAGATAGTTTTTGAGAATGTTGATTCCTTTTGCCAGATGCCCATTCTTTTTTGAGTCTGTTAGATATTTTCTTTCTAGTTTCTTCAGATACATTAACCCTTGTTGAAGAATCTAGTGTTAAATTGTATCCAATATCTTTCTTATTTGAATTATAATATGTTATCCAGTAATATTCTCTTTCTGCCAATAATTCATCATCTGCTTCAAGGAATTCTAAAACTTCGAATATAAAGTTATCTTTGCCATATTTTTGTAAATGATTAATAAATCTATTATTATAAAGTTTACTTGGTACGTATCCATTGCAAATAGCATTATATTGACTTTTGCGATTGTATAAATTAACAGATTTTCCAACATATATTAAATTATTTTTTAAATTTTTTATAATATATATTCCCGGTCGCGATAATTCTTTTTTAGAAAGTGATTGCATGTTTGTAAATTTAGTTAAAGATTTTACAAAGATACAATCATTTTATGAATTGTTCAATATAATTGTTTACAGTGTTAATAATTACATTGCTTCGCTTTTCCATCTAATTTAGATGTACTCCATTTCTGGATAGTCTCTGAACGTTCATCCTATAAGGACGCTTCGCTGCTGATTGCCCAATCTTCATCTCTTTTACTATAATGTAGTCATTACTGCTACATGGAGTGTATGAAGCTCTAAGGGTGTTCCAGTCAATTAACGAAGTTACGACGCCAATTTAAACGTCAGCAATAATCATTTTTGAATAGTAAGCATATTCGAGTGTTAACTTTGTAATATTTTCCCACTTCTTACAAAGTTCATAATATTGGTTTTCATACGATTTATGTATTCGCATGGTTAAACCATCTGTATTAATTTGAATAAGCTGACTATCAGGTATATCTGTTAGCATTTCGGCTAACATTGTAATCATTAGTTGACCATTAATTGTTGTAGTAAGTGTATATTTATAATCTTTTAACCAACTGTAATCGTCATTACTTTTCAGTGGTGTTACCTCAAAGTCATTTAAACTTTGATTCTTATAGTTAAAGTTCCTATAAGCTCAGACTATATCATCTACTCGAAAGTAGTTGGGCGCTCGTGTCACTTCATAATCCGTTCTGGATTGTATGTGTTAGTCGTTGAACCTTCATTGTATTCCTACAATGCTTGGCTGCTGATTACCGTTTCAGGCGTTCCAGCAGTTCACCCAATTCCATTCACAAATCACTTTGTGATGGGGCATCTGAATATTTAAAAATTAATCCTTTATAAGATTTAAGTTTGTTATTTGCACAATTATTAATATGGTTAGTTGCTAAATAATGATATGGTTTTGATCGTCTTCCTGTTTTAAATCGTGATTTAATATACGGTATTAATGGAAAATTGGCATTTAATGATTGTTCTTGTATATCTGGAGAACTTCTCCAAGTAGATATGTATTTACCATTTTCTGTAAATACATCAATCATTTTAGCATATTCTCTATATTTAATAGATTTTTGACAATTTAATTTAATAAGTTTTTCGGTTTTCTTTTTAGGAACCCTTAAATGTAAAGTTTCTCCCATAATCATACCTTTATTCCAAGGAGTGTGTCCTTTTTTAAATCCAGCATTAATTTCTTTATTAGCATATCGATTTAACATGGTGTTTCGTCTTTTTTCAATAGTTTCTTTTGACATGTTGGGAGTTCCTGTAGCTAATGGGTTTATGTTATAACAATTTTCTTTACAGCTATCAATATAATATTGTTCCTTAGTAAGACATTCATTTTTTTCACAAATTTCTAATATACTAAATTCAAAATTCTCTTCACCATATTTATTCCATGCATTTTGTAAATATTGATTTTTATGCTTATTATTTCTTAGCTGACTAACATGATGTTGTAATCTTTTTAAAAAAGACATTGTTGTACTTCCAATATATACTTTATCATTAATAATATTTTTAATAGCGTACACTCCTCGATTGTGCAAATTTTCAGAATTTTTTGTAATCATTGTTTAGTTTTTTACAAAGATACAACTAATTCTGTTTAACTTCAATATTTTTGTAATATTCAGCCACCATAGACACTGTTACTCGCTTCCTTAAATCCAGCAATGATAGTTTTATCACCATCTGGTTTATTTTTTTCAGCAAGTCTAATGGATACAATATCTTTATCATATACCTCTGCAAACTCTTCTCCAAGATGTTCTGGAAATAACTTATTTACTACCGCTATACTTGGATATAGCGATGCAACATCAGCATCAATAATAATATAATCATCATCTGCTGATATAATAGTATCTTCTAAACTACCATGAATACCACCCAATCCATAATCATATCGAATACCTTTATATATTACTGAACAAATGTGTTTTTGCTTTTCATTATCGTTTTCGGTTTTTTCATAAACAGTAAGTTTTCTGAATGTCTCTAAAACGCTCTGAAAAGCCGTGTGATTGAATGTAATATATGGGAATATGATTGTACGACAATCTATAGATCGTCGATTGGTGCGCTTCTTACGCACTATATCAGGTATTTGACCTGTTTGTTTGCAATACAGTTGTAACATTAACTCACTACCAATAGATGAATTCGATGAATTCATAAAATTTATTCCATATTTATTAGTAAGACTTATTCTTAAATCAATTTCTTTTTTATGGAGTTTAACAAGATGTTCAGTAGATTTGACATCATTTATACAATAGTCTATGATTAGATCTGCTTGGTCATCTGTATTAACACTGTTATTGTGATTAAATGGCATATCTTCAACATTAGGCCAGTCTGTCATAAACTGACACCATTTTAACCCAACCATTCTGTTCTTATTATTTAAGTGTAATATTCTATAAATATCAAGATTAGGAATAATTAAATCGGGTTCTTTATATATTGGCCATGTACTATTAATAACTTTGTTAGCGTATAGATGAATATCATTTGCTGATAACTGCTTTTTTTGATAAATATGTTGAATAATCTGACTATCGAAATCAAGATTATTATAACCAACTAATCCATCAACTTCAGTGCTTAAGAAGTCCAATAATTCTTTTACATCATTTTTGCGATACGATATTTCAAATATTCTAATATTATTATCTTTCTTAAATACTCCACAAAAGAAGTCATATAATGTTTCTAAGTCATAATACCATATTTTTGCAGAGGCTCGACGATCTGTTTTTGAATCGTCGGGTGCTTTTTGGTAAAATTCTGCCATTCATTGCTCGTTTGCAAAGTGGGAGATTCAAGTCGTCTCAAATATAGTTGAATGCCTAATTTTAATAATGTATTTTCATAGTTATTGAGACTTTTAAACCACTCTGTTAAGTAATTTAGTTTATTACAATGTCTATCAATAACATTAGTTAACAGCGTTCTTGATCTTTTTGAGTAGTCTCGATTAATGAAAGCATCATATCCATCTGTATGAGCATTTATTTCAACAAATGGCTGACCTTCATATTGTTTCTTAAAATATTGTGATTTCTTAATAATTTCCATATCACTTTCATAAGGGCATCTGAATATACATTCGCGTCTTTCTCCAAAAATATCTTCACATAAC